TCCTTACTGGTGCTCTTATGGCATCTGACATTAACTTGGACGCTGGTGATGCTCACGGTGGTCTTGTCAACGACGGTGGCAAATTATCTGTTGGTTTCAACAGAAGAGTGTTTATGAGAACTGCAAGTGGTAATGCAGAGGCAATGAGTAGTGATTATCTCACCGCTTCATTGGGTACAGCAATTACACCACAATCTGGTTCATTGTGTGTCTACCTTAATGGTGTCTTGTTAAACGGTTTACACGTTCAAAAGACAGGTATTACAGGTAAGCCTTCTGGCAACCACTTGAACTTGGATTATCGTGAACATAAGACAGTAGGCGCTGGTGGCTCGCCACTATCTGCTTCTATCTTTCTGCATCCTAACTTGGCAATGGACTCTGATGACGTTCTTCAAGTTACCTACCTTTCTGGTTCTGAGTTGTACAAGTCTTAAACAACAAAGTGAACTAATTTTCATCACTAGGGGGGCTTCGGCCCCCCTTTTCTTTTCATTCTTTTCAATTCCTTTGAGAAAAGCAGATACTATTTATTAGAGAGAAATAAAATAGTTTTTTTATTTTGTTAAAAGGAGATTTTTAGTATGTCTGTAAAAAGGTTTAAATTCGTATCCCCAGGCGTGTTTCTGAATGAAATTGATAACTCACAACTTCCAAGACCACCAGCAGCAGTAGGCCCCACCGTAATTGGTAGGCTAGAAAAAGGACCTGGCCTTATTCCATTGACTGTTGATTCTATGACTCAGTTTGTAGAAGTTTTTGGTAATCCAATGCCAGGTGGGCAAGGCGGAGATGTATGGAGAGATGGAAATAGAACTGCTCCTACTTATGCTGCTTATGCAGCCCAAGCCTTTTTACAAAACAGTGGCCCAGTCAATGTTGTACGACTTTTGGGCGTAGAAGATCCCGCCGCTGCTACCGCTGGTGCAGCAGGTTGGAAACTTGATCAATCCTTGGATGCAAGTGATCCTGGTAGTGCTAGTAAATCTGCCATATACGGACTTTATCTCTTTTCGACAGGTGGCGTTGATGCCAGATCATCCATGTCAGGGCACAACGTTGCTGGCCACGCTGCATCATCCACAACCTTGACAGGAACTTTGGCAGCAGTTTGGTACATGAACAAAGGCGGCATTATTCTTTCAGGTGCTGCTCCAGCATTAACAAAAGTACAAGGTATTCGCGAAAGAGCGGGCGGTTCAGGTAAGCGTGCGGGAACAAGTGCAATTACGGCTTCTCACGCTCTTGTAAGGGCGACACAGCCAGCAAAGATGGAATTCGCAGCCTTTTTCTATGATGGTACTCAGACGGCAAAGAGGGTTGTATTCAACTTTGATAGAGATTCTGATAAATATATTAGAAAGGTTTTTAACACAAACCCAACCTTGATTAATGCTGAAACAACTAGAACAGATGCATTAAAGAACTACTTTTTGGGCGAGACATTCGATAGGTATGTTAAGGATGTCCACGGCCAGCAAAACTCGACTAACAAATTAAATTTTCACGGTGCTTTGAGCGCTGACGATTCTCTATGTGGTGCAATACTACCATTGCATGCAACAGATAATAGTTTAAATAGAGATCTAGAAAATCAAAACTCCTGCACTGGTTGGTTCATCAGCCAAGATTTAGATACTGACGGCGCAGCATATGAGCCAGCAAACATGCAGAAGTTATTTAGACTTCACGGCATTAACGACGGTGGGTGGAATACCAACTATCTTAAGGTTTCGATCTCTGATATTAAAGCACCTACCGATGTTAATCCATACGGTAGTTTCACAGTGTTAGTGAGAAGAATTGGAGACAATGACGCTAGACCAATTGTTCTGGAGAGATTTTCACAATGTACACTTAATCCTAATTCTAGAAACTATATTGGTCGAAAGATTGGTGATCAGTATCGTGAATGGGATACTGTAGATCAAAGATACAGAATTTACGGTAATTTCCCAAATCAGTCTTCTTTCTTTAGGGTAGAGATACAGACTGACGTAGATGCAGGTGCAACAGATCCAGCACTCTTACCTTTTGGATTTATTGGGCCTCCTAGATACAAGACTGGTACAGTAGCCTCTGTTGGTCTTAAGGCGACCACAACTTCAGGTGGAACAGGGTTTAACTTAGCACCAACCTGTAATGCCTCAGATGTGCTTGCTACATTTTCAAGAACCAGTACTTGGAAGGCATTTCCTGGCCATACCAGTGCTGATTTGCTGGCAGGTTTACCAGCAAACGCTACAGCAAGTCTTGTTTATCCAACATTGCCTCTTCGTATTTCTTCTTCGGCTGAAGGATTGTCTGAAAACAAGAGAGCATACTTTGGCGTGTCAACCTATAGAACTCCATCTAACACAAGGTTTGATCCTTCTTTCACAGACGTGACTAGAAGAATGGGAAAGGCATTCATGGGTGCTGGCGTAAAAGATGCAGATGGAACAAACACAGAAGTTTCTTTTCACTTCTCTCTGGATGATTTAGTCCTTAATCACAGATCATCAGGATCTTTGAGTGATCCAGTTGGTAAGGTTGATCAGGGCGGTATTGCACCAAGAGATGTTGGAGCAGCCTTCTATATTCAGGGCTCAAGAAAAAGAAATCTTTCTTACACAGCAAAGAGAGACGCTTCGAACACCGGCAATGGGTATAAAGACCTGATCAGATCAGGATATACTAAATTTACAGCCCCTGTATACGGTGGTTTCGATGGATTGGATATCACTGAGAAAGAGGCTTTCCGCAATAGTAAGATGAGCGGTAAATCAGAAATTACTAGTTATGAGATTGCTTCTCTTAAGAGAGCAATTGATTCAGTAGCAGATCCAGAGGTTATTGAGATGAATACTCTTGTAGCACCTGGTGTTACTGAGCCAAGAGTCACAAACCACATGATTAGTGTTTGCGAAGATAGAGCAGATGCTTTGGCAATCATCGATATTGAAAATGGTGGGTATGTGCCAAACACTGAGAACAACAAGAGTTTCCAAAAGAGAATTTCGGACGCTAGTGTTGACGCTGCAGTAAACACTCTAGAAGCAAGAGGACTCAATTCAAGTTATGCTTGTTGCTTCTTTCCTTGGGTAAAGATTGCAGATACAATTAATGATGCTCAAGTTTGGGTACCACCTTCTGTAACTGCTCTGGGTACTTTTGGTTCAACCGAAGCCCGCTCTGAGTTATGGTTTGCGCCTGCAGGCTTCACACGCGGTGGCCTTTCAGACGGCGCAGGCGGTCTTCCAGTGCTACAGGTTTCGCAAAGGCTTAGTTCTAAGGACAGAGACGAACTGTATGAAGCAAATGTAAATCCGATTGCTCAGTTCCCAGCAGAAGGTATTGTGGTTTTCGGCCAGAAGACTTTGCAGGTCACACAATCGGCACTTGATAGAATTAACGTTAGAAGACTTATGATCTTCGTTAAGAAAGAAGTTTCCAGGAAGGCGGCAACATTATTGTTTGATCAGAATGTTCAAGCAACCTGGGATAGATTTAGAGGTTCTGTTGAGCCGTTCCTAGACAGTGTTAAGTCTAGATTTGGTTTGACAGAGTTTAGAGTTGTTTTAGATGAAACAACAACTACACCTGATTTGATTGACCGAAACATTATGTATGCGAAGATTTTCTTAAAGCCCGCAAGAGCCATTGAATTTATCGCAATTGACTTCGTGATTACAAACACAGGTGCATCATTTGAGGATTAAAAAATATTAAGAAACACTATTTAATAGTGCAGGAGGAATAACGTAATGGCACAAAATAAGTTTTGGTCTGATGCGGCCATCGAGCCAAAGAGAAAGTATCGGTTTCTGCTTTCCTTTAACGGAATCCCACAGTGGATTGTTAAGACAACAGGAAAGCCTAATTTTTCAGTTTCTGAATCTGAGCATAGTTTTATTAACTATAAGTTTTATTATCCTGGAAGGCTTGAATGGGATGAAATCAGCATGACACTTGTTGACCCAGTTGATCCTGATGCTTCCAAGACTATGACTGACCTTATGCTTCTTTCCGGATACGTTCCTCCTCATCAGTTTCTTAATGATCCACTGGAACGTGGCGTAGCAAGCAATATTGTCACCTTTTCAAAGGCCCGCGCAACTAGTGCCGTTGGCGGTAGAGTGTTTATCCATACGATTGATGAAAACGGTTCTCCAATTGAGACTTGGACTCTATACAATCCGTGGATTAAGAGTGTGAACTTTGGTGACCTTGATTATGAGTCTGATGAGTTGGTCAATGTTGAATTGACAATGAGATATGACTGGGCAAACTTGGAGACAAAGGGAACAGTCGATAGAGGCGCAATGATTTCGGCACAAAGAAACAATGAAACTGGTACTGCTGGTTTTGCTGGTTCGACAACACAAAACGTCAGAGGACCAAACCAGGCTCCTGGCGTTTAATTAGACAAAATACAAGTTGATTTTGTTTTATAATAAATTTAGTTTAGAATTGTTATGTTAAAGTGAGGTTATTATGAGTAGAAATTCTAAGCGGGTGCAGGCTCAGCAGCCACCACCCGAACAAAGCGCGGTAGCAGATCACGCACCCCCTCAAGATACATCTAGACGAACTGCAAATACAGAGTTTGTTGAATTGCCCTCTAGGGGGCTTTTTTATCCGGAGGGGCATGCCCTTCATAACCAAGAGGTTGTGGAAATTAGATATATGACAGCGAGAGATGAGGATATTTTAACGTCCCCAGCCTTATTGCGAAAAGGTTTGGCTGTTGATAAATTTATTCAAAATATTCTTGTTAATCAAGACATAAAAGTTTCAGATTTACTTATCGGTGATAAGTCAGCAATTATGATTGCAGCGCGTATTACGGGATACGGCGAAGAATATGAAACAAGGGTTGTATGTCCAGAGTGTGATACACCAAATGATCATACTTTTGTTTTGGAAGATTATACAAAGTATTTTACAAAGTTTGAGCAAAGTGAAAACTTTGAATTAACTCCACAAGGGACGTTTAAAACTGTTTTACCACATTCTGGATATGAGGTAATAGTTAAGTTATTGACATCTGCAGATGAAGCAAGAATTCAAAAGGCTCAGCAAATGAGACAAAAGAACAATCTAGCAGATTCTAACACAACAGACTTCTTAAAGTCTATCATTGTTTCTATTGATGGTGTTTCTGACCCAGCGTCTTTAAATCTGGCCATTCTAGACCTACCAGCAAGAGATTCTAGATTCTTGAGAAAGAACTACACTGCTCTTGTTCCAAACGTTGAAATGATTGAATCATTTGAGTGCATGTATTGCGGTACAACAACCGAAATGGAGGTGCCCCTTGAGGCCGGGTTTTTTTGGCCTGACTTCTGAGTACATGCTTCATGTGCATGAGCAGATATTTTATCTGATTCAACACGGCAACTGGAATTACTTTGATGTGTATGACTTGCCTGTTACGATTAGGAACTGGTTTGTCCAGAGATTGAGTCAACACTTTGAAAAGCGTAATGAAGAGATGGAAAAAGCATCTAAATCCAAAAAATAACAATAGCATTCATTTTTGCGCATTGTAAACTATTTAATAGTGGAGAAATAACCATGCAACAACAAGAAGAAATAGTTATTGACTTTTCTAAAATTGATGAAAGTTTTATGGCGGCATATGGCGCACGTCTCCGCATGTTATTGAATATACTTTTCACAGGTGAATATTTTCCAGTTTCTGTTAGGGGTAGTCGCTCACAAATTGACTCTTTTACTAAAGCCCTCGCGGGTGAAAAAAGATATATGTCTTCCCTAACACAGTACGGTTTAAATAATCCTAAAACGTTGAAGGATAAGTTTAAATTAAACAGGGCTGTTAAAGGCTTTGAAAGAGACACTGGACTAATATGGCCTTTTAAGTAAGAGGCCTTATAAATGACTCCACAAGAAGTCCAAAAAAGACTACAAGAACTCTTTGAGAAGTTCAAAAAACCTTTAAATGAAAGAAAGTTAACAGATGATGATAAGAAGTTCATTGCAGAACTAATAACCCTCTACAACTCAGTCAAGAAATCAAATCTAACATTCTCAGAGTCTGTGGCACTCTACGAAAAACAAGTAAAATTAGCCGAACTAGAAAAAGTCTTTTATGAAGAAGACACCGAATTTATTAGTGAAGTAAGGGACATACAAGTATACACAGCAGAAGCGTTAAAGAGAGAAATAATGCTTCTTTCTTCAAGAAAGTTAGATGAAGCAACCGAAAAAGAACTTGAACAAAAGAAAGCATTTTTTCTTGAACTTCGAAAAGCCATAAAGACAAATGACGAAATAACGGCAGGCTTTGAAAAAGCAGAAGAATTAACAAGAGGGATGGTTGCAGCAACTCTTGGCATAACAAAGGCTTATAATTTTGGATCTGAAAGCATACTTGGAAGTATAAAGGGCTTTGCAAAAGGTCTAGCAAAATCTGTTCATCCTATGAACATGATAGGTTCAGCAATTACAAGAGTTGCAGAACAAATGATGATGTTGGACAATGCACGCGCCAGTCTTTTTCAGGACACGGGTCTTTCTGGGTTTACAGATGAACTAGTAAATATTTCAGATGAGTTGAGAACAGCCTACGGCCCTAAAGCAGCCGAAGTTTCGTCTCAATTAACAGCAGAGGCACAAAAGACAATAAAGGCTTTTAGTGATATAAGAGCAGATGGATCAGCAACAAAAATAATAGCACTCGCTGGTAAGTTTCAAAAATTAGGCGCGTCTGCCTCTGCCACTTTTGAAATAAATAAGTTTCTTAATGCAAATTTGGATTTTTCAGGGACACAGCAAGCCGATGTTTTAAAACAACTTCTTGCGCAAGCAAAAGAAATGGGTCGCACGCCTGAAGAAGTGTTTCGAGAGATGGCAGAGTCTATTCCTTTGTATTCGCGTTTTAGGGCAAACTTTCCAAGTGTGTTCAGAGGCATCGCCCTTGCGGCTAGAAAGACGAATATAAGCATTTCAGATCTTCAAAAGTTAACAGAGTCTTTGGATACCACAGAAGACGCAATGAAGAAGGCAGCGAAGTTTAACGCCTTGTTAGGTGGTGAATTTTTAAATGGCTTGGAATTATTAGAGGCCAAGCCAGGCGACAAAGTAAAACTAATAGCAAGAGCATACCAGCGTGCCCAAGCAGCCCAAGGCGAGATACATCCTAGAGTTTTACGAGCCTTGTATAAAGAGTTTGGAATGGATGCTTCTAGTTTCAAAAAAATGGTTGGCGCGGAGTTTGGTAGGTTTGAAGAAGAACTAGCAGCAGCACCAGAGCCAACGAAAATGAAGCAGATAGAGGCTGATATTCAGCAAACGCTCACAGCACAAGAGAAACTTGATAATGCAATATCCAAGCATATAAGTAGAATAACAACATTTATTAACAATGAGTTTCCAATTCTAAGAAGAACTGTTAACTCTATAACAGATAATATAGAAACAGTTATTCTTGCAGCAGCAGGTATGGGGGCTATTTTATCAGTGGGCAGGATGGCTTTAGGTAGCAGAATCTATCCTAAATTTATAAAGCCTGTGGGTCCTGGTGGTTTTGGTGGCCCTGATGGCCCCAGTGGCCCCGTTACCGGACCAGATAAACCAAAAAGTGAAAAACCAAAACCTCGCCCTAAAGGTGCTCCTCCTTTATCGGAAAGAGCAGGCTATTATGATAAGAGCACAGGCAAATTTCGTGATGTGTATGGCAAAGAAATGTCAGAGGCAAAAGCCCGCGAATCTGGCCTTTCTAAGCGGACAACTCGTAAACCTCCGATACCATCAGATCCACCAAAAGTAACCGTAGATGGTCCAAACCGTCTTCGTACAAGAACAAACAGTATTGTTAATTCAGCCAGAAATATGGGCAAGAGCATGTTTGAAGGCATGCGCGGCTCCCTTTCTAAAATTAGAGGGGGAGTTAGTTCTGGCCTTAGTAATGTATATAAATCTACCAGTAGTTTGAGTGCTCGCGCTACTGCTGCTGCTGGTGATTTTAAGAAGGCGAAAACAGCAGACATGACCTCTGCGCTGCGAAGTATTTCTGACCGTGCGCAAAAAGCAAGATCAGCAATTGCCAATTTTAGCGAAAGAGTTAGTCAAAGTATTACAGGAAAAGCACAATCGATTCGAACTGCTGCATCTACAAGAATTGAGGGAGCCAGAGATGTTCTCGCTAAAACTTCAAGAAACGTTATTACTGGAGTTAAGGAGACAGGTACAGCGGTGTCGCGCACTATCGAGGATGTTACTTTTGAAGTTAAAACTAAAGCATCACGGGCAGCATCAAGTATTTCAACAGGCGCACAAAGAGCGGTTGCAACGGTAACTGAAACAGCCCAGGCTGCCGGTCGAGGAATATCAACTGCTGCTCGCACAACTCGCGATACGGTTGCTAAAATTGGAACTAGTGCAGCAGAAAAAATTAGATCACTCAAGCCGGTACAACAGTTTCAAAAATTTCTAGGTAAAATTCCACCAACAACGATGGCAAAAGTCTTAAAAGGGGCAGGTATCATTGGAAGTTTGATAGGTGTGGCATCAGTGGCTAGTGTGTTAATGTCGGATGCCCCAGTCGAACAAAAAGCAAGAGAACTTATGCAAGTTGGATCAGGCATACTCGGTGGTGTAATTGGATCTGTGGCAGGCTCTCTTGCAG